GCCGTCGTGGAGGGCGAGTGGACCGGTGACGGGCGTCAGTTCGCGCCGGGCTCGCTGACCTGGGAAGACCTCAACCGCGTCATCGTTCCGCTGCAGTGGCAGAAGGAGACGAACCACGGCGGCATCAATGACGTCACCGTCAGCGTCGGGCGCCTCACCGCTCTCGAGCGCTCGGGTAGCGAGATTCGTGTTTCGGGGTACATCGACACGGGGTCAGAAGACGGCGCGGAGGTGGTACGCCGCTTGAAGAGCGGCACCCTCGGTGGCGTGTCCATTGTGGCCGATGACCCCGAGCAGGCTGAGATCGAGTACGTCTACCCGGAGGGGTGCGCCGATCTCGACGACCTGACGTCCGAGGAGATCGAGCAGGTTCCGCTCGAGAAGATCAACGAGTGCCTGTGGCCTAACAGGATGATCTTCCACAGTGGACGCATTCGTGCACTGACGCTGGTGGACACGCCGGCATTCGTGGAGGCGTCCATCCACCTCGTCGAGACCGAGCCCACAGAGAGCACCACCGGCGAATCGGTGGCGGCCACGGTCGTCAGTCAGGAGTACGGCGCCGTGAACACGGGAGACATCAAGCAGCTGTCTAAGTTGGACACCAATGATCCGCAGTCGGCGGCCCAGGTCATCGACGAGATCCAAGATCTCATCGCCGCGTCGCACGTGATCACCATCGAGGACGTGCCCCCGGCTGAGTGGTTCGAAGAGCCAGCCGAGATGCCGCCGTTCGGTGCGCTGACCGTGACGGACGAGGGCCGCGTCTACGGCCTGCTCGCCCCCCGGGACGTAGCGCACCGGGGCTTCCAGGACAAGCGCGTCACCGTGCCGATGGGTAACGTGGACTACTCGCGGTGGATGAACCGCGAGACCATCGTCCAAGGTGGAAAGCGCATCCGAACGGGTGTCGTGACCATGGACTGCGGGCACGCACCCACCGACAGGCGTCTCACGTCTCAAGCTGCAATGGAGCACTACGACAACACGTGCAGTGCCGTGATCACCGCCCGGGTGGGTGAGAGCTCTCGAGGTGTCTGGCTGGCCGGCGCGCTTCTGCCCGGTGTTACTCCCGCGCAGGTGACTCGCATCCTGGCGTGCGCCATCTCAGGGGACTGGCGGCCCCACCCGGAGAAGCCCGGCATGCGCGAACTGGCCGGAGCGCTGCTCGTACCGGTGCCCGGCTTCCCGGTGGAGGCGCGCGCCAACGTGCGGTTGGACCACGGGGAGCTTGTGGCATCGAGTGTGCCGGTGACGTGGAAGCTGACGGGTGATCTCCCGGACGGCGCGCAGGCAACCGAACTGGACCCCATCGTCGCCACCGTGATCGGCAGCACCGACCTGCCGGTGGCAGAGCGCGATACGCCGTGGGACGGTGCGGGTGCGCTCAACCGCGTGTTCGAGATGTGCACCGACGGTGACAATGTAGACACCGCGTGCGTCTCGCGCGCGTTCCTGTACCGCGATCCCGAACAGGACGCGGAGAACCGCGGAGCGTACAAGCTGGGCTTTGCGGACGTGATCAATGGCAGGCTGCAGATCGTGCCGCGCGGTGTGGCTGCGGCAGCGGGCGGGCGCGGTGTCGATGCGGCGGATATTCCCGCTGACGAGAAGACCACCATCAAGAACAAGATCTGCTCGCTGTACAGCACGATCCGCGCGAAGTTCGATGACTGGCCGGAGTGCCCGTTTGACGAAGCCGCATCCAGCGACGTCAAGCAGTTTAACGATGAGTACGCCGACGGTGAGATCGAGTTCGCGGACTGGGTCCACAAGCTACAGACGCAGGCGCAGGCCGAGACGACTGAGGCGAGCGCCAGCGACACCGAGACTACCGAGTCCGACGTGGACTTTCCCTCGTGGGATGAGGTGCAGCGCCGGCGCGAGCTTCGAGCTCAGCAGGAGGCGATTCTGAATGAGCTGCGAGAACAGTATGGCATCGAGATCGGAGTGTAACCGTGGGATGTAACTGCGGGAAGAAGCGCATGGCGCAGTACTCGTCGAAGCAGGCGAGGCAGCAGGCGAGCGGCGAGGCGGTTGTGGCGTCGGCGGTGGAGATGTCTGTCGAAACTGGACAGGTGGAAACTGCATCGAACATCCAGAGCGCACCGCACGCCGCAGGTCCGAGAGTGTAGTACGATAACCTGGACGCCGCAAGGCACATAGTACACAGTAGATGGAGTTGTCAGATGGCATTGAACCTCGATGGGCTCCCGCGTGACGCCGAGCAGTTCGGTGTCTATCTGAGCGAGCTCTCCGACGATCATCTCCTCCGACTGGAGTCGGCGCTCAAGGAGCACGTCACCACGGTCAAGAAGGAGAACGAGAGCCGCCCGCCGGAAGAGGGTGTCGAGCGGCTGAAGACCCTGTCGATGCAGATCGGCATGCTGCGCACCGAGAAGAATCGCCGGGAGGAAATGGCGGCTCAGACCGCGGCGCAGGCCGCGGCCGAGCAGTACCAGAAGGCGATGGCGGATCTCGAGGCGATTGTCTCGGGCAAGCCCGCCGACGCGGTGGAGGCGCCCGCGGAGAACCCGGAGGTCAGTGCGGCAGTCGCCGGCATGGCGAACGTGTTCGCCAACGCGATCCAGCAGGCCGTCGAGCGGCTGGCTCCGCAGCCCGCCGTCACTGCGTCTGTCTCCAGTGGACCGTCGCTCAACCGGCACATTCGGCTCGGCGACGTGGCCCGGCGCGCCAACGATCCCAAGGTGGCACCGCAGCGCAGCGAGGCGGTTATCGTGGCGAGCGCGGACCTCCCGGGTCGCGCGCGCAATGGGGTCATCGAGGGCATCAAGCAGCTCGCTCAGTTTATGGGTGACCGCGCTCGGATGCTCCCGGTCACGCGCGGTAACCCGAACTACGTGCCGGTCGCGTACCTCAAGCGCGAGTTCCGGTACCGGCTCGGATTGGACAGCACGCCGGAGGAGATCAACGAGGTTCTCACCGCGGCCGCCAATACCGACGCTCTCGTGGCGGCCGGCGGCTGGTGCGCTCCCAGCGAGATCTCGTATGACTTCTTCAACATCGTCTGCGAGGACGGCCTGATTGATCTGCCGACCGTCGGGGTGCTGAACCGCGGCGGCATTCGGTTCCCAACGTCCCCGACCATCGCGGACATCTTCGCGGACCCGGATGTGCTGTGGTCGTGGACCGAAGCGCAGGACCAGGCCGCGGAGACCAACGGCGACGTGAAGACCTGCGCTCGCGTCATCTGCCCGGACTTCGATGAGGTCCGCGCCGCGTGCGACGGTCTGTGCGTCACCGCCGGTAACCTCACGGACTTCGCGTACCCCGAGGCCGTCGAGAACTACCTGCGGCTGGTCATGGCCGCCCGGGCGCACCGCACCAATCAGATCATCATCGATCAGCTGGTGAATGCGGCGACCTCGGTTGACATGACCGCCACCGACGAGGGCGCTACCGCGGCGCTGCTCAACTCGGTGGAGCTCCAGGCCACCGACTACCGCGAGCGGTTCCGGATGTGCGAGGACGCGGTGATTGAGGTCATCCTCCCCCGGTGGGCGCGCGGCGTCATCCGGGCGGACCTGGCCAACCGCAACGGTCTCGCACTGTACAATGTGACCAATGCGATGATCGCGGACTGGTTCGACATCCGCTCCATCCGGGCGCAGTTCGTGGCCGACTGGCAGAGCGGTTTCACCGGCGACTCGCTCGGGCAGCCGAGCGTCAACGCGACGCAGTGGCCCGACACGATCCAGTACCTGCTCTACGCCCCGGGCACGTTCGTTCGGGGACAGGGTCTTCAGCTCGACCTCGGCGTCGTGCGGGACTCCGTGCTCAACGAGACGAACGACCACACCGCCGCGTGGATGGAGGACTGCTACGCGATCGCGAAGGTCGGGCACGAGGCGCGCGTGGTCAGCACCGCTGTCTGCACCGCCGGCGTGACCGGCGCTGCCGAGCTTAGCTGCGCCACCACCACGTAAGCATGGTCTACATTGGAGGTGCTGCCGAGGGGAAGGAGGTGAGTGCCGGTGGCGAACAAGCGCTTGCTGGTTGAACCGCCAGCATTCACCTCACTTCGATTTGGTCTCCTGTCGGCGGCAACCGACAGGACGGCCGAGGTGGCAGCACAGGGCAACCACTGGGCCACCGGCGTCACGTGGCAGTCGCACTGTCCCGGCACCGACGGGACGTACGACGAATGTCTCACCGTGGTGCGCGACGCCGGTGACCCGACCACTGTGGATCTCGACCTACCGCCGGAGCCGCCGGACAAGGAGAGCACCACCGGGTTTCAGCTGCGCGGTGCCACACCGTTCACGGTACTGGCGCGCTTCGACTGCTCACCGGTGGGTTTCTACGACCGAGCTCAGGCGCTGGCGACTGAGGCCCTCACCCGGGCGGAGAACTTCCGCGTCGAGCGCATCTTTGCCACTGGGATCGCGCCTACCGCGATGGGTGCGGCTGAAACTGTGTTCCCGCACCTGCAGGCCAATGACTTCCTGGTGGATGATACGGGGGTCCTACTGCAGCCTCAGGTGGAGTTCTCGGCGGTCGAGACTGTCGACATCGTGGAGGGCTTCGGCCTGCTCGAGCGCGACCTCGGCGAGTGCTACCACGGCGCGGGTGTGCTGCACGTTCCGGCCGTGCTCGGTCCGGCGCTGCAGGAGCACAATCTCGTTACGCGCCAGGGCGAGGCGCTATTCACGCTCAACGGCAACCGGGTGGCGCTCGGTTCTGGGTACCCGGGAGCAGCGCCGGATGGCACCGTGGAGCCAGGTGTCGCGTGGGTGTACGCGACTGGCGCGATGTTCTACTACCGCAGCAATGTAGTGGTAACGCGAGTCACCGACTCCATCGATCGCTCGAAGAACACGATCGAAGCAATGGCAGAAAGGCACTACGTTATCGGCTGGGATTGCTGCTTGCTGGCCGCTCCCATCTCCACCGGAGGTGTGGTTACCGGTGCGTTCAATATGGAAACATAAGGAGAGTCTACAGTGGTCACGCAGTGCGTAGCCCCAATCAAAGCGCAGGTGGCGCGCTTTACGCTGCTGGACATCTGCGGTCGACCCCTGACTGGACCGGGATCGGCGCAGATCACCACGGACGCGTTCACCGAGATCAGCAACTCGCCGAACTACGAGGAGGGGCAGCGGTTCCTCCTGCGCAAGGCGAACGGCGAGCCGTGCGTGAACCAGCGCGACCCCGGGTTCTTCAACTGGCTTGAGCAGACCACTACACTGTGTACACTCGATCCGGACCTGTTCGCCGCAGTTATCGGTGAGCCGATCATCGAAGACTCCGGGGCGAGCACCACGGGCGACCACACCGGTGTGATCTTCGGTGAGGGTCTACTGGAGAACCACTTCTCGATGGAGGTCTGGCAACCGGTCTCCGGTGAGGGTGCCTGCGACGCGTCGGGTCTGCAGCGGTACGTATATTGGGCGTTCCCGCACATCATCGACGCTCAGATTCAGGAGTTCACCTTCCAGAACGACACGTTCACGCTTGGCTTTTCATCCATTACACGGGCGGCGCATCCCGACTGGAACATCGGCGATCCGTGGCTGGCTGACAGCCCGGTCTCGATGTGGGGTCCCGGCAAGCACTACGCCTTCAACATCACGACCGTGGCACCGCCGGAGCCGGCGTGCGGCGCGGTTGAGGTTCCGGAAACGTAAACCCAGCAGGGTACACTGTAGACGTGGTGAAGATCCTCGTTCTCGGTGTGCCCGGAATCGTTGCCGACAGCTGGCAGCAGGACATCGTAGATGACGCTCGCCGCATCGGCTGGACTGTAGACGTCGTACGCGCCGCGGGCACCCCGACTCGAGATATCGTTTCGGCGGCCCGCGGCGCCGACATACTACTGTGGACCTACACTCACCTCTACGAGCCGCGCGGTGACGCACGCGAGATGCTGCGGCGCATCGAGGACGCCGGCACGGTGACGGTGGGCATTCACCTCGACCTCTAC